CATCTACAGTGTTTCCTTGAGGTGAAACTATAATACTTTCCAAATCTATTAAATCTGTAATTACAACAATCGAAGAATCTGAAGTGCTTACGCCATCATGTGGTGTTCCCATCATAAAACTTTCACCTGCACTCAATTTAATACTGGTAGTATAATTTGCAGCAGTATCATCTTCTCCTGGGTCCATTTGCAAACTTAATACTACAGAATTTGCTCCATCAAGATTAGTTACTCTAATATATTTAACCTCTTGAACATCTAATGGTGTTAAAGCTGCATCACTAACAGAACTATGAAAATCTACTATTCTAGTATCAGTCCCAGGACAACTTACAATTCTTTTATATATTTCATTAATATCAGATATTCTTAATACATTTTTACAATCCTGTCTTGAACCATTTAATGTTATTTCTTCTTCAACTGTTACTGTTAATGTTGCATTTCTTACGGTTGTTGCCATTTATTCTCCTACATTCTTGGTACGCTTAAAAAACGCACACCTGATTTTCGTGATGGGAATTGTTTAACATCCTTATCAAACATCCCTTTAAAATACTGAGCTTTCTGCATATCTCCCATATCTTCAAATAATCTATATTTAATATAACAGATTAACATTTTATGCAACCCTACATCAAGCCCTAAATCCTTCTTTAAATCATCTTCAATATTCTTTGCTTCTTCATATCTACTATGATAATGAATTCTTAATCCTGCACCTACATCCGAACCAGAATAAGTATCAAATGAATCTGTTGATGTTGCATTATCTGTTGTATCATCATTAGTAGATACACGACAAACAATTGCTATTTTATCATCATCATTATACCATGAAAAATAATCATTTGGATAACTTCTTTTATTTGTTGCCATTAATATTCATCCTCTTTAATTAATTTATGAGGGTCAACTAATTTTGGAATCATAGAATATCTATCATTTGTATCTTTGATTTCAACTCTTATAATATCAATTATATTATCATCAAGAGGATACCATCTTTGATTTTGAATTAAATCAGTTTTAACTTCATCACGTTTATGTTGTTTAGTTATCCCAATTTCTTCTAATCCATCATTAACTAATGCTAACATGTATCTTTCAGGGACTCTTCCAAATAGCTTTTCAATTTGTCCTAACATATCTTTAACTTTCATATTACTTCTTTCCTCCAGTTAAGCCACCTAATCCAGCTAATGCTTTTCCTAAATCCATTCCTTTTTTAGATTTAACAGTAGGTTCAAGTTTTTTAGTTAATAATGCTGTAACCCCTTGCTCATACTTCTTTGACAATATTTCAATAATAGGTTCAAATAAATCATCATCCTCTTCAATTGCCAGCTGATATTGAGCTGCAAATATAGCTGCTCTTAATACCACTAAATACTCAGCTTCATTTGGAAAATTAGCTATTGTTGTAGAATTAACAACATCATATGTTCCAGAATCGCCTGCTGTAAATACAGGATAATCAACTAAATAAACTTTAGATAAAGTTAGAGAAGTATTTTTTGGCCTAACATGAATCTTTGCAGGATTATCTGCACTTTGAGGCTCAAGATAATAAACAGGGTCTGTTGGTGTTGCAAACTCAATTGATTCAGGGTCAACAGCTTTAAAAGCAGCTGTAAAAGGTATTCGTCTACATTCATAAACTTGACCATCCAAAGCTGCTGCTATACTAACTGGACTATCTGCCCTAAATACATTTAATATTTTATTTTCAACATTATGACCATCACCGTCATTCATATTCTGGTCGCTTTCAACTATAGCACATTTTTCAAGTAAATGAGGAGGTAAAATATTTATAATCTCTTTTACAGATTCAGTCATCCATTGAGCAGTCATATCACGATAATATTGACCAGTCTCACTGGCAGTCCCAGCATCTGCATCAAATCCTGTTAATGCATGTATTCTATATGCAAAAGCAACAGCCATTATTCTAACTCCATTAAAAGGTCTTCTAACTTATCAAACCTATTATCTAATTTAGACTCTATCTTAGCGACACTAACTTCTAATTTCTGTATCTTATCAGTATTTTTATTCGTCTTAACTGAATGAATAGTAACTTCCTTTTCAAAGGATTCAACTTTAGCAGAAAAAGACCCTTGAGTATAAACAAAAGTACCAATAAGAGTTCCTATTGTAATTAATGTTCCTAAAGATATTTTTTTATCTATAATCTTATTCATTATCCTCCATTCATTTTTTTAACTGACTCATCTAAATTAGTTGTGCTAAACTCAACTTTAGTTGTACCGCTCCAAGTTGTTCTCATGTTAACATAATTTCTCGTGTCATCAATATTAACAGGAGCCTTACTTATAGGTACAACTTTTTTCAGTTTATCATCATATACAAAAATTGCCAATTTAACGTCTACCTCTGCCTGGACCTCTTCCCATTCCTGGTCTTCCCATTCCTGGTCTTCCCATTCCTGGTCTTCCACCTGGTCGTCTACCTCGTCTACCTCTTCCACCTCTTCCACCTGGCATAGGTTTTCCTGGCATTGGAGGTCTTCCACCGCCTGGTCTTGGTGCTCCGCCTGGCATTGGTCTTCCACCGCCTGGTACTCCACCTGGTGCTCCACCTGGCCCCATTGGTCTTCCGCCTGGTCCCATTGGTCTTGGTGCTCCACCTGGTGCTCCTGGCATTCCTCCTGGGCCACCTGGTCTAGGACCACCCTTACCCATTATTCCAGCCATTAAATTACCTCTTCCTTGAGGGCTCATTGGTTTTGGAGGCATTCCTCCTGGGCCACCCATTCCTGGACCCATTGGTCGTCTAGGTTGACCTCCCATTGGTGATACAGGGCCTCCCATTTGATAACCTTTCTTTACTTTAACTCTTCCACCAGCATTATAACCTTGAACATCTAGGTCACCACCAGTTGCTGAGGCGAGTTCTTTAGCTTCCTCAATACCCTTTTTTGAATAATCAAATTCAAGAGTATTTCCAGAAGGTGTTGTTACTTTAGGCATTTTAGCCTCCTTTTCTTCGTTTTCTTGCATCAAAATGGTTAAGCTCTTCTAAGAAGCCCTTACCAAACTTTTCTTCAATTGCTTTAACAGCATCTTTTCTAATTACAAATTCACCTGGAGTAAGCATTGCAGGTACTATATCTGTATTCCCTGGAATACCTCCACCTGTTTGTCTACGAATAGGTTTACGCCTTCTTCTTATTTTTCTTTTACGCATTATTAATCCGTTTCTATAGTGACTAAAACAAATATTCTATGCCCTAATGTTGTCATAGAAGTATCTATTATATTAGGTGATGTATCAAGAGCATCTATATAATTTTGAACTGTATCTGCAACACTTCCTGATGAATCATCAGCTCCAGGTGTAGGGTCTAAAACAAATCCTTTTGATTTTACTGCCATTTTTTTCTCCAGTTTAATTATTGTATAAAATTCTTAGTAGATTCGGAGCAGGTCCTTTATACGACCTGCCCCATAGTTCTACAAAACTATTAATCCTTATTGCTTCAGATTAAGCTTCATGAGCATAGGTTCCGCTTCCACCAACTACAAACCAATCAGCACCTTGGCATACGATTTTTATCCAATCGCCCTGATGTCCTGTTGCTTTTGTAAGTTGAACGTATTTACCATCAGCACCATCAAGAGCAGTAGTTAATCCATCTGCTGTTGTAGCATCTGCATTACCACCCTCATGCTGGATAGCTCTACCAATAATCTTACCAGCTGAATCAGGGGTAACTCTACAAGTAGAACCTCCATCTGCATTAATGTTTACAAAAGTAAATTCCATTCCTACAGAGTCAGGTTTATTGATAGTAGGCAAAGTTATAACAACATTGTCAGCTCCTGCAGCACAAAAAACAATTGCTCCAGAATCTTCCTCTGTTAATGTCTTAGCCTCTTTTACATTCAACACTTTAGCTTTAAAGCTTCCGCCTTTGCTGCTATTGAAATTCAAATAGTCACTTCTCATTATTCATAACCTCCTTAGTTTAAGTCCGTAAACGAATACAAGCAATGTGTTTCAGGGATTGTAATTTCAAGACCTGATTCTGTAAGAATCATATCTTTTCTTAAATCCTCGTCTGCTTGTTGTACGTTGGTTATTATATGAGTGTCACGATTTAATCCGTTTCCAACAAGAGGTCTATAAGCTAGTTGACCCATATCAGCCATAAGCATCATTCCTGCTGACATACCTCTAAACAATGGTTCTCTAATTATATTTAAATCACCATGTATGGTATTTAGCATCATAACTTTATGACCAAATGAGCCTTGTCGTTCTTCCCAATTCATTCTATGAAGAGATGCTCCTGTATTTGCACTAGTAGAAGTTCCTGATAAGAATGATTGGTTCACGAATCCATCAGCTCCAACCTTGTTGAAAAATGAAATCACAGGTAGACCTGCTAAAGCAAGTTTACTTGAACCTCCACCCCTTGCAGGGTCGAAGAATACTTCAAAGTCAGAAAGAATCGTATCGTATGTTACTGCAGTAGACGCTGCTGCACCAAAATATGGAGCCCCTGCACTATATGTGAGGGAACCAATTGCTTCAGCTTGTCTACGTACAAGTATATCACCTACTAATCCAGCAGATGACTGAACACTTCCTTGTCTTCCTTTTTGTCCAAATAACATTGCTCTTTCAATGTCTACTTTGTGTTCTCTTAGTTTTAAATTCCAGATTCGTTGCCATTCATTTGCATATCCACGATAATTAGTAGCAATTGCAGTATTCGTCATCTCTGCCGCAGTTTTGAAGATTTGGGTATAACCAAAATCATCATCTAGGGTTTTAGCCCATACGTCAGGAGAACCTGAACCTTCTTCAAATGCAGTACCTATTATCTGAGCTTTGTCGCCATCAGCAATCGCATCATAACCTGATTCACTTGAGTTACTCAAGCTTAACACTGTAACATCACACACTGTTTCTGTTGCACCAACAGTTACAGTATTTAATCTTACAATAGCATGCGATTTACCATCAACAACATCAACAGCTACAACCATTCCTTTAATCAGATAATCAACTGAAGCACCAGCTCCATCATCAAAATCAACAACTCCAGTTGTTCCTGCTCCTAAAGAACCTAAGGCACTATCGGCGTAGAAACTTCTGTTAGTCCAGTCAATTTTAGAGCGATTCTCCAAAAATCTGAATACAGGGTCTGTTGTAGGTACTTTAGATACCTTATTTAGATATACAAAAAATGGTGATTCATCTGGAGATAGTTCTGCGACTCTATCACTCAAGTCGTATAAACGCCGCTGGTCACCAGCAACGCCATGGTCGGTACTATGAGCATTAGCAATCGTAGTAGCGGCTTCGTCAGACGATATGCCACCAGTCAGTATTGTATTAGCAGTTGTTGCCATTATACTGTCTCCTTAATTACATATTCTTTCAACTGCCCAAAAGGGCCTTCATTTTGAATATGTCGCCATTAAAGGCTTTGTTATATTATATCACCACTTATGGGAGTTTGTTTCCAACTCCACCAGCAGCTTTTATACCTTCCCATAATGCATCGTCACTACTTTTTGCCTGGAAACTTTGTCCTTGCAATATTCCACCTGTTGCAGGTGTACTTTGAGTGTTACGTACATTATCTAATGGTTTTGGTCCTTGAGCTGCTTGTTGACCACCAACGGATTGCCACATATTAAGAACTCCATCAAGCCCATATTCAGCAGGATTCTTAGAAGCAAATTGAACAAAAGAAGCGATTTGCTCATCAGTCATACCTCGACCTTTAAGTTCATCAGTTAATTTAGTCATTGCTTGTCCTTTCTGCATATTAGCCATCTGTTTACCTACTGTATTTTTAATTACAGCAGAACTTGTTCTTACTACTTGGTCTTGCATCTCTTGTTGGCGGTACCTGTACGATGCTGACGAAGGGTCGTTATAAGCTTCCCAAGGGTCAAAGTTCTTAGGCTTTGCTATTCTTCTTGGTGCTCCTCTTTTAGGCATTGGTCTTCTAGGTTTACCACGTTTCCCTTTAATTGTATTGACAACAGCTCGTGCTGCGTCAGGACGTGATTCCATAAACTTACCTAACTTCTCATATTTCTTTAGCTGTTGATTTTCAGCATAAAGTTTATCTCTTTCTGATTGAAAGTATTTGGCCGAATCTTCGGCATTCCCTTGTCCGTTGGGTTGACCATTATTTTGATTCCCATTATTATTCATCTGTTCTCCTTTGCAATTTCTCTATTTTTTTGAGCTTAACTGAGATTTTTTAGTTTCAATCTTCAATTTCTCTGATTCGAGTTTAACCGCATCTTTTATCCTGCTTGAGGATAGTTTGTTATCGTACTTAGCACTTAACTCAGTGTCTTTGAGTTTAGTTTTAAACTTCTCGACTTCTGTTCGCTTTCTAGCTGAAATAGCCTCTCTATGGGCTGTTTGTAAGTCTCCACTGAGTTCTTCTATCTGTTGCTGTGCTTGTTGCAACATTCCTTGTAATTTTCCAACCTCGTCCATTCGCATTAATACACCCTCTTTATCAAATATTTCTGTTTTCTTGAGAGCTTCTGTTTTATCAATAAGACCAGCTTGGAAAGCTTCCATATAAATATTCCATTCGCCCCACTTATTCGTAGGCATTGTAGAGTTTCCAATAACTTTGATATCAAATTTATCAACCGCTAAATCATTCTCTATTGTAGATAATTCTTTTGTTTTATCATCATATACTTTTTTATTAATAGTAAATTCAGTCATATCATTATTTGGCTGACAAATTCTAAATGTTTTTTGAAAATCATAATGGTCTTTTGCTAAATAATAAACCACTTGACCCAATCTTTTAAGACCACCCTCTATATCTCTTAATTTAGATTTAGAACGTCTTTGTCCAAAATCTTCAAGCATCATTGTAGCTGAAGATGTCCTAGGAGCAACCTCTGAATTTCCTTGCTGCATCTCAAATATACCCATATTCAAATCTATATATTTTTCAATCATTGTAGGTAATGTCATAAGAGAATTAGACATAGGTTGAGGAGAAGGGAAATGAGGTTCTCCAAAAGATGAATCATATTCAATTGTAGCATTAGGGTTAGCCCAATCTCTTTCTAGTTCTTCAATATCTTGAACACTTCCCTGTGGAACAAGAAGCTTTAAACCAGCAGATGCTTGTGCGTGAGTTGTTATCAGTGACATACATTTATTAAGATATCTTTGAAAATCTTTATTCTTTCTAACATCACTCATTGGATAAGGTGTATTTGTCCATATATTTGGAAGAGGTACAATCGGATATAAATCTGTCTCCAACACTCTTTCATATAAAACAATTTGGCCTAATGTGCATGTTAACTTTATTCTTGTTTGCATTACCTCAGCATAGTCAATCATTCCTTGCTGAACCATTGGTTGAATTTGAGGATTTGCCATGAATTGCTGAAATTTATCTGAATCTAAAATCTGCTCTTGTTGAGTTTGTAAATTAATAACTCTATAATAAGGCACTTTAACTTTTGAATAAAACTCTATGAGTCTATATTTTTCTTGAGAGTTTCTATCATAATCTTTTACAACGTCAGGAGTAAATGACTGCATTGTTTGACTATTTGTAGCTGAAGGATAATCTTCATCAGCATCCATAGTTTCAATTAATTCTATAAGAGGTTTTTCAGAATCTTCAGGGATTTCCTTTAATTGAGGATATAAATCTATTAATTGGAATTTACTAAATACTGTAGATACTGCAATTCCACTAGCATCATCAAAATAACGATGTCTAGCATTAGGGTCTACTGCAACCCTAAAAGGATTAATACTTTGAAATTTAATTTCTCCTCTGCCATAATCAGCTTCTTTATCTAAATATGCATATAAGTAACCAAGACCTGTAACAGCATAATCATGAACAGCTTGTTTAAATTCTTCATCTCCATTTGATAAATCCCATACATATTCAAGAATAACTTTCCAAACATTTGCCAATCTATTGTCTGAATCTTCTCTTCCTACCGCAGAAAACTTAGGAGGTTTAGATGTTATAATTGCCTTAAACTGCTCAATAGCTGAATACAATCTATCAATAGCAACTGATGTCTGATTTCTTTCTGAAAGAGTATCTAGTTCTGATGCAGAGAAATGATTTCCTAAATAAAAATCAATATCTTCTCTTGCAGCAGTCTCCCAATCTTTACGAGCATCTGCCCATTCTCTAAATAGTTCTCTTATTCTTTTAGCTCTATTATCTTCTGGTATCATATTAATCCGCCAAATGAGTCTTTAATTCTTGCACCTGAAAACCAATCATATTTCTTTCTTGGTTTAAACCATTTACCATC